TGGTTAGTGTTTGAAGCAGATCGGATGCACACTGAACAGTCAGCTGTATTTATGACTTACTGTTCTAAAGTTGTTTCTATTGGTCGTGTTAAGTAGATAGAGGCCAGTAAAGGTGTAGGCAAGGACAACTGTTGTTGGTACTTGTTTGACTTAACTAAAGAGAGAATGAAACCAACAGAATTTTATGGAAGAGTAGTATGACAATAGGATTTAGAGATTATGCCGACTGGGTAGAAGGTAAGATAATTACTTCACCAGAAGAACGATTACAAGAACACTTTTATGGATTAATTGAAGAACTAGGAGAGGTGTCAAGTATCCTTAAGAGGCATATCAGGGACGGTACACCTATAGATAAGGATAAATTAACTTTAGAACTAGGAGATACAACCTTCTACTTAATAGCTACATGCAATGCTTTAGATATTTCTTTAGTTAATGTAATAGAACGTAATATAGAAAAGCTAAATAGCCGACAGGCTAGAAATAAAATAAAAGGGTCAGGAGACAACAGATGAGAATATTAAGAGCGTTTGGTAGATGGTGGTATAGGTTTATTAACTATATGATTACGTGGCAATTACATAGGGATGCAGTAAAGCATTTGAATAGGTTGACTGACAGAGAATTAAAAGATATAGGTCTAACTCGTGGTGAGATAGATAGAATGATATGGTTTAAAGAAGATAGACAAGAAAGAGGCGGCAAGAAATGAGTGACAACTACTTACCAACAGACTACCAATCATTCATACACAAGTCACGTTATGCTCGTTGGTTAGAAGCAGAGGGTAGAAGAGAGTCTTGGGGAGAGACAGTAACTAGGTATATGGACAACTTAGTTAAGCCAGCTTTAGGAGATCACCCTAAGCAGATAGCAGAGATAGAAGAAGCTATACTAAATCTAGAAGTGATGCCTAGTATGAGGGCATTGATGACTGCTGGTCCAGCTATGGCTCGTGACAATACAGCAGGTTATAATTGCTCTTACTTAGCTGTAGACGACATAAAAGCATTTGACGAAGCTATGTTTATCTTGTTGTGCGGTACAGGTGTAGGGTTCTCTGTTGAGAGACAGTCTATACAGAAGCTACCAGAAGTACCTGACAGTATGTTTAACAGTGATACTACAATCATAGTAAAAGATAGTAAAGAAGGTTGGGCTAAGTCTCTAAGACAACTCATAGCATTGTTGTATAGTGGTGAGATACCTAAGTGGGATGTATCTAGAGTTAGACCAGCAGGTGCGAAGCTAAAGACCTTTGGTGGTAGAGCATCAGGACCAGCACCTCTTATAGATCTATTTAACTTTGTTACTAAAGTATTTACAGAAGCTAAGGGACGTAGACTATCATCTCTAGAATGCCATGACATTATGTGTAAGATTGGTGAGGTAGTCGTTGTAGGTGGTGTACGTAGGTCTGCTATGATCTCCCTGAGTAACCTGTCAGATGATCGAATGAGACATGCTAAGTCAGGTTCATGGTGGGATAACGATCCACAACGAGCATTAGCTAACAACTCTGTGTCGTATACTGAGAAGCCAGATAGTTTGTCGTTCATGAGAGAATGGATGGCTCTAGTGGAAAGTGGGAGTGGTGAACGTGGTATCTTTAATCGTGAAGCATCTAAGAAGCAAGCGGCTAAGAATGGTAGACGAGATCCTAGCTTTGAGTTCGGGACGAATCCTTGCAGTGAGATAATTTTGAGGCCAGCACAATTCTGCAACTTAACAGAGTGTGTAGTACGTGCTACAGATACAGTAGAAGACTTAGAACGTAAGGTTAGAGTAGCTACAATACTAGGTACTATACAATCTTCTTTTACTAAGTTCCCATACTTACGTAAGATATGGCAAAAGAATACTGAAGAAGAAAGACTACTGGGTGTGTCTATGACTGGTATTATGGACAATCCTATAATGACAATTAAAAACAAAGGATTGGAGAATACTCTTGGACATCTCAAACAGATCGCTGTCGATACTAACGCTACTTGGGCTAAACGCCTTGATATCCCTGTCAGTACTGCTATCAGCTGTGTTAAACCAAGCGGTACTGTCAGCCAATTGGTTAACAGTAGCAGTGGCATTCACGCTCGTCACTCAGCCTATTATATTCGCACTGTACGCGGAGACAACAAAGACCCGTTAACAAAGTTTATGATGGATCAAGGTATACCTAATGAGCCTGATGTAATGAAGCCTGACCAGACTACTGTGTTTAGCTTCCCCATGAAAGCTCCAGACAATGCAGTAGTTACTTCTGATATGTCTGCCATAGATCAGTTAGAGATGTGGTTAGCCTATCAGCGTAGTTGGTGTGAGCATAAGCCTAGTGTGACTATTAATGTTAAGAAGGATGAATGGTTTGAAGTAGGAGCATTCGTATACAAACACTTCGATGAAATGTCAGGTGTGTCGTTCTTACCATTCAATGAACATACGTATCAACAAGCACCTTATCAAGACTGCTTACCTACTGACTATCATATACTTTTAGATCAGATGCCTAAAACTATTGACTGGACTAAATTGTCAGAGTATGAACAAGAAGATAACACTGCTGGTAGCCAGACATTAGCTTGTTCTGGAGATAGCTGTGAGATTGTAGATCTCGTTTAATGTGGATAGTAATAACTAGAAACCAATGTAACTTCTGTGATGCCTCTTTACAATTACTAAGGGGTGTTGCAGGTAGTCAGGTAACAACATACAATGTACAGTCTCCAAGTAGTAAATGGTTATTGACTTTAATGCGTAAATCAGGCTATACTACAGTACCTCAAATATTTAAACCAGATGGCACTCACCTTGGGGGCTATACAGAACTAAGGGAATACTTAAGTAAAAATGGCTAAGTGGAATTTAGATCAGAAACAACAACAAGAGATGGGCTTCGACCCAGTTAACAAACCTGCTCACTACAACCAAGAAGGTATAGAATGTATTGATTATATTAGACAAGTCTTAGGTACTGATGGTTTTATAGCCTACTGTCATGGGAACATGATTAAGTATCAACATAGGTATAGGTACAAAGCTAATCCTGTAGAGGATATGAAGAAAGCTGAATGGTATCTTAAACGTATGAATGAAGCATTAGCGGAGAAACATAAATGACAATAAACGAAGGAATACTGCTAGGTAATCTAGCTCTATCTACTTACCTAGTGTGGATCATATCTAAACTAAATCAAGATATAAAAACTTTATTCGAAGGTCTTGCAATTACGATGGATGCAGTAGGTGTTAAATAGCCCCTGAGAGGGAAATTAAGCGTGGTGTGACAGGGGTTAGAGCTTTCCGTAGGGTAGCCTACCTGAGAGAGAATTAATAGGCTCACACCACAAGTATAGAATCAAAAAAGCCGTAGGAGTCCTTGAGTGGATACCTACGGCTTTTCTTTTGTTTACTCTTCTACCATTTTCATAGCTTGATGTAGTGTCTCAGTGTTTCTTCTACTCCACCCTCTACCAAAATGTTTGTAGTCATCTAGGCTCTCATAGAACGCTTGCCTTACTGTGTAGACGTAGTCTATGATAAACTTAGGATCTTTCTCAGCTATTAGTCCAAGGGTCTGATTACCTATAGCTCCGTCTTGAGTAGCACCTACAGCACGTTGTACAGCTTTAGCAGGTCTACCACTGCCCGAATTCACAGCCCAATCGAAACAAGCCCAGTCTAAACCAGATGGAAGCGAATCGCCTTTAACTCGATCCCAGTAGTTCTTTTTATAGATAGGAGCTACATCATCTGGAGTTAAGTCTCTCATTTCTTGTTCAGTAGACTCTCTACCAATCCATTTGTCGTACACTCTCTTAGTGACACCTAAGTTAGTCATACCACCTTTATCGTGTTTGTTATTTACATAACCACCTTCGTGTTCAAGTAACATATGTAGGCATTTATCAAAGTTGTTCTTCATGCTTATTTCTTTCCAAAGTATTTACTTACACCACGCATACCAATACTAGCACTTACAATACCACCAAGGGAATACTGATACCAGTCAGGCATAATCTCTAATGCAGTAAAACCTGCTTGTACTATCTGATTACCCCAGTCCCCACAGAACGCCAATATAAGGGGAATACTGAACAAAAGTGTAATCCACTCATCTTTCCAGCTATTCTCTGTAGCCTTCATAGCGGCTATGTCCCAGTCTATTTCACCTGTAGCTATCTTCATCTTAGTTTCAGCTTCTGCTTTCTTTACAGCAGTCTTACCTTCGATCATAGTACCAGCTAAATTAGCTACCTGACCTATTAAGTTTAGTCCTAACATTAGTAGTCATCCTTCTTCTTAATATTAGTAAAACCAAAGAAGGCTGTAACGATACCAACAACTGCTATACAGTATGTAGGAGCAATAGCAGTTAGGTTGTTAGCCGCAACTTCTTGTCCTAGTAAGTTACATATAATAATCATAACAGGATAAAGTAGTAACCCTGCTAAGGAGAACCAGACCATCTTACGCTGTTGATCTCTCTTAGAGTTCTCATCTTCTATTTGCATTCTTTTGTCGTCTAATAGTAAAGCATCCCACTCAGATTTATCTACTGAACCGTTGCCATCCTTATCTGCTTTTTCAAACTCACTCATTCTAATCTCCTAGTCAGCAAGGGGGTTATCTAATGCCCTTTGTAGTTTATCCATAAGTTTATCTTCGAGTTCTTTCATCGAGCCACTTTGTGATACTCTGACACGTTCTCTTTGGTTCTCAAATCGTACCTCAGCATCATCAATCATCTTACGTACTTTGTCTTCTGACTCACGTACCATGTCTTCTACTCTATCAGTTTGTTTTTCAATACCAAGAATGTCGGCTCTTAATCCGTTCTTAATATCACGACTATACTCAACTGACTCTTCTACCTTCTCAGATATACCTGTCACCTTAGCATCCATAATGTTCATCTGTAATTGGTATTCTTCTAGGTCAAGTCCAGTGACTGCTTCTATTTTTTGATACAACACAAAACCACCGTATAAACCACCCACAATAGTAGATAGGAAAGCAAGTATAGCCATTATAGATCCAAACGATACTTTCATGCCACCTGTCTTAAACTCACGGTCTGCTAAACCATCAATGTTGTCTGCTATCTTGGTAGTATCCATTAGTTCTCAAACTCCATCTCACCACCAGAACTTTGTAGGTTCTTTAGTTGCTCTAGTTCATCTCGTAGCTTCTGTATCTCTAACCTACGTTGAGTTAATTCTATTTGGTATAAGTCGTCACAGTTAATACGAGCCTTTGGTTTATCTAAAGGTATAACAATCCTAGCGTACACGCCAATATCTTTACCCCTACTATTTGTATCTAAACCTGACAGTACACCTGTTACACCGTACTCAAGATTTACACCCCCACCAACAGCATTACTACACCTCATACTACCAGTGGAAAATGAATCCGACTGATAGTTCATAGGTGGGTTAGGTAATGCTAATGAAAGGGAACTACTATCTGCTACAGCAGAACTAGCTACAAAACAAAGGGTAAATAATAATCTCATTCGGGTTCACCATCTAATCTTGAACATATCTTAGAGGAAATAAGAGTTCTAGACTCGCTAGTCTTTCTTACTTTTGACGTAGTACATAAGTATACAGCTTCATCCATATCTGCTTTACGTATATATACATCAAAAGACTTTCTCTCTTTGTATCCTATATTTATAATTCGGTATGAGGATGCAAAAGGTATGTTCGTCCAATTTAAATCAAACAACTCTATCTGATACCATTCTATCTCTTCCCTAGAGTTAAACAGAGACATCTCCACTTTAACTACACCAGCTACATGAGAAGGTTTAACTTCAGGATAAGCTGGTGTCATTTCATGGGCTGAAGTGGAAAATGAGAGTAGTAAAAAGAGTACTACAAGCCTACTTAGCAACACAGCTGGCCTCTACTAGCGCAGTATAGACCCCTCCAGCGAAAGGTTTAGATGCTCCGTAAGTAGCACTAGAAGCTGTAGAGAACCATGTTGAACCTGCAAGTGTTAAATCAAATATTGTTGTGTTGTCTACTAATACTTTAGCGGCTTCATAACCTGACATACCAGCGTCAGATGTCTGTGTTACACTCGTACTGCCTGTCCAAGCAACTGTATCTGTAAGTGTAGGAGAAGAACTAAAAGATGTAGGGTGAGTTATGTTAGCTGTGTAGCTGTCTGCTATAGATACATCAAACCTAATGACAGGTAGAACACCACCATCAGCAGGTGTAGTGCTTAACTTACTAGCTATAGGGTTTCCATAGACCCCATCTTTAGTTGTTTGTATTACGCACTTAGCTTCTACGTTACCTGTTATAGGTGTGTTTGCTAATGCAGGTAAAGCGAATAGTGAGAGTGCTGTTACTAGATACTTCATATTAAACCTCATTTATTATACTGCATATCGACCATCTGTTCGTGCAGTAATTGTTGTGCTAAATTATTTCTTAGGGCTTTCTTGTTGTCAGGTATTGTACCATCTTGTAGTCCAGCCGCATCATTTAATGTACCGCCATTTATCTCAGCGTTGTAGTACATAGCGATATTAGTTTGTTGGTTGATAGCCATTATTATGTCGTCTTGACCTTGAGCCTTAAATATAGTTAAAGCATTAGCAGAGGCAGTTAATCCCATCTCTATTCGTGTCTCTTCTTCTTCCTCTTCTTCGTCAACTATAACTTTACCATCTTCATCATATTGAAACTCTTCAGCTTCTAGTGTATCTGTAACTGCATCATCTTCTAGTGCGTCATATACTACAACTTCTGGTAGCTCTGGCATAGGTTTTACATAACCAGCACATGATGGATCAGACTGTGGATCATAGCACCTGTCTACCCTGTAGGAGTATATAACAACTGCATCTTCCACTCTGCCTTCTCCTTCCACTTCAATCGAACCCGTACCCCAATTTGAAGCTGGAATGTTTGAAACTGGAAACGACTTTACAATGGTATTACCAGCTACCCCCGACCAATCATCTGTTTCTCTAAAGATATAACCATCCCCATTAGCATTAAGATTACTAACGTGTACTTTCATATCAGCATCTGGATCTTTAACGGTTGTATATCTATACATTAGACCGTTTATATCTACACCAGCAATGCTAGGTAAGATACTATCCATACCCCAACCTAAAGAAGTACTAGCCGCATTACCTGTTGCTCCATAAGTATAAGGGTCAGAGTAACAATAAGAAGGCAAGGCTACTAAAAATAACACCCAAGCCAATCTTTGTCTCACCATTTTCATCGAACATCCTCTCGATTACGTTGTTCTGGTCACGCTCTATTGCTTCTTCAACTGCTTCCATTTCCCATGCTAGTCTAGCTTTATCTCCTACTAATCCATCCTTGGGACAGGGAGTTCCAGCATTGAGCATAGCTTCAAACACTCTTTCGTCTTGGCACATTACAGATACAGCGGCAACCTTCATACCCATATCGTACATAGTCTTAGCGTTCTTTAATTTTTCGCAGTTCATATCTCTAACAGTACGACCAGCAGAAATACCTAGTATTTGTGTTTGCACAGCACCAGCTACGCCTACAGTACATAAGTCAGAGTTACTTGCACTTATCTGTGGTGATATAGCTGAAGGTGGTGGACTATTGATTGTAGTATCCATAGATCCATCAGAAGTTATTGTACTATTACTGTCGGTGTAAATTGTGTCGTCAGCATACACAGTACTACCAATTAGTAGGGTAAGTAGTATAAGTAAGGGTTTCATTTTCTCTCCACGAGTCTATCTAGCTTTTCCTCTATTCTATCAAACTTGCTCATTATTTGACTAAGGACTTGACTTGAGTCAGCTTTAGTAACATAGTCTTCTCTGGTTCTATTTAAGAGTATACGTAATCTATTCAACTCTATTACATAACCTCTTAGTACAAAACCAATAAATCCAACACCTAGTGTTAGGACACTACTCCATAGATCAGTCATTTCCATCATCTAGTTACCTAAAGCCATATACATCATAGTTTGATTGTTACCAGAAGAAGTACCTTCGTTGATTATTGTAAAAGTACTTAAGTTTACTGGAAGACAAGCTACAGAATAAAAGTCAACCTCAAAGTCACCTGATGCCCTATTATCCATAGGTGTACCGTTAACAACCCAGAAGTTATTAGGAAAAGCAATAGGTAAAGTTACTGTCTTATTTTGTTCAGAATTTACGCCTGTAACTCTTCCCCACTGCATATATAAACCTGAAGGAAATATTTGATAACCACTCTGACTTAAGCTAGATGTACCTTTTGCCACCTCTTTAACTTTAGCAGGTGAAACAAGGCTCTCTGTAGTACCTGTACCAGCTTGCCATACAGAAGTTGCTTGATCTCCTATTATACCTGTCTGTGTACCAGATGTATTAACCACCATAGTATCATCAAGAACTTTAAAAGCATTAGTTGACTGGTCAAAGTAACCAATACTAATCCAAGCATCATTAGCTTCAGATCTT